TGCGCCCGTTGGCTTGTGGTACAGCTCAGTCGTGGAGTACGTCTGGGGTCCACTCTCGCCCTCGCCCACACTTTCCACTGTCCGCTGGCCCAAGTCGTAGATCGAGTCGGTGCCAGTCTCGGCCAAGCGGAAGGCTGTGTCCCAAACGGTGTCGGCCTCTCCAATCTGACCGCCAGAAACAGGCACCTTGTACTTTTTGTTCTGGGCCAAAAGCTCTTCATGAATGGCGATCACCCGGTCAGCAAACGAGTTGCCCTTCTCGGACTTGCCACCCTCAAGACCGCCATACGTTTTGCGGATGAAGTCAGCAGTGATGTCCCCCGACCGCGCTTGATCGGAATATTGGGAATATGCGTCGTCCCATGGGTTTGCCATATCAGACCTTCACTTTCAATACGTTCGAGGCACTGGTGTCTCGGTAGACATCACCCACGCGCAAGTCGGCCACGTCTGCCTGCGTTGGAAGCGTGTTGATGTCGATGTTTAAACTTGCGATGTTGATCTGCTGCACAGCGTTGGTTTGCTGGAAGAACAGGTTGAAGATGTTCTGCATCTGATCCATGAACGCAGTTGTGTACTGCGCTGGCGCGGCAGTGGGACGAGGCGGGGTTACGCGACTGAACATGCCCATGATTACCTCGATCCGTCAGCACGCAGGTCAAGGCGCGGAGCCCCAAGCTGCCAAGTCACACCAAGTTCGGTGCTCTCCACCTTCACAGACATCTGACGTGCGCGAACCCGCGTGTAAATCTGCCCAGTGAACTCTTCAATCGGCAGCACGGCTGTGCGCGTGACCGGTCGATTGTTCTCCCCGCCCACCGATGGAGGCGTGGTGTAGCCGGAGCCCGAGTTCTTCAAGGGCTGCATGTACATCCGGGCTGTAGGGGATGCGGCCTCAGAACCACGGAACGTAATGTCCGGCAGGACGCGCCACAGGAACATGAACTTGTGCCCGTCATCCAAGTCAAATTCTGCGGACGTGATGGTCGCAGTGATTGGAGTCGGAACCTCTGTGGAGTTGTCATCCACACCAGACTCGTGGTTCACGATGTTATTCAGGTACGTTGCGGCAATCGGGTAGTCGCGCAGGCCGGAATCCAGCCATGCAGTGCGGCCCATGCTGCCGTAGTACCAGATGTCTTCGAGGTAGTTGTAGATGACGTACTTGTCCACCACAGTGGAGCCTGCCGAGCAGTAGAACCACCAGACCTCGTTGAAGCCCTCATTGGTGCCAGCGAAAACCTGTGAGTACTGGTCTTTGTCCAGATCGGAGAAGATGTGCTGGCGCAGGTCGCATCGCAGGGTTTGGACTCGACCGTCGTACTTGTAGAACTTGTCCACGCCCATCCAGTAGGTGACCCCGGATGCAACGGTGGCCGCATTCTGGCTAACAAGGGAGGTGTTATCGCCCAGCAGCGTCGCACCCCATACAGCCGGTGGCCCAAGGTACTGCAACGCGTACACAGCGTTATCGGTGAACACAATGATCTCTTGGCGCGACTGGATGGCTGTAATGATCTCTGAACCACGAGATAACTGGAGGCTGCCCGCTTGATTCGTTGCTGCTGGCGTCCAGTTTATTGAATCCTCTTGGTCGGACCAGCGGATCAGCATTGGGCTTTGGGTTGCACTTCCATAATCATTGCAGCCAAAGGCCAGCACGAAGCGGCTCACGTCCGAAACCAGCAAGCAGTTCTGCACCGTGGGCACATCCGAAGCGCCGAGCGCATCAGCCAAATTGGTTGCCCGAGTGCCGGTGCCAGCCGAAGAATCCCAGTAGTAAATGGCCCCACCCCTTGGCCCAAAGATCAAATCTTCGCCAAAGTTGAACTGGCTCCACAGCCTCAAGCCCTCCAAAGACGGTGAGCCCGTGCCCCATGGGCCAGCACCCCAGCCACCAGCCCCCCAACCAACCAGAGGAACCGCATACGCATACCCGGTGTTGATCTGATAGGCTGCAACGACCGATGCCCCGCCGCCCGGAGAGCCTGACACGTCAGTGGCGTTGGCTGTGGCAGCCACGGTGATGGTGTAGGAGTTTGCATCCACCACGGTGACTTGATACTCGGCGTTGAGAACGCCAGCCGTGATATTGCCGCCAAGGCCCACGGCCCCACTGAAGGTCACAAAGTCACCAGTAAGGCAGCCATGAGCTGTGTCTGTGACCGTGATGACGCTGGAGCCGAGCGTGGCCACAAATGGGTTGTTGTTGATGGTGGGCGAACCCCGCAGCGGCGTGATGTCAAAGTACGAGCCACCGTTTTCAATGTAGAACTTGAGGTTGGTGCCCACACCCAGCAGGTTGGCTCCGCCCAGCGTCACCCAGTTCCAGAGCGAACGGCACACCCCAAGGAAGGTGTTTGCCGAGATTCGATCCCAGCCGCCAATTTTTTCAGGGGAGCCAGAGCGAAAACGAACCTTGTCGCAGTCGTACCAGCCAGCAGAATACGCGCCGTTAACCCCCGTGGGTCCGACGTTTTCCGACAAATATCTGGTGTTTTCTCGGCTTACACCCGGCCTGAACAGGATTTTCTTGAGTGGCATCGTTTACCTCAGCTTTGTGGCATTTTCGCACTTAACTCAGGAACAGCGCAATCTCGGCCTCTCGGCGCTTGACCAGCCCGGGGAGAACCTTGCCGCCACCCTTGGTCCAAGCCCGGAACGCATCGGCTGCGCCACCCCAGTCGCGCCGGTTGGCCTTCATGCGGATGGTGCTGCGCTGGAGGTTGCCTAGACCGAAGTTAAAGGAAATGCTGACCAGAGCGTCAAAGCTGCCTTGACGCCCAACCACGCTGGGCACAAGACGAAGAACACCCCGTTCAAAATCTCTGACATCAACTCGGAATAGTTCGTCGATCTCTTCTTTTGTCCAAACACGGTTGTCCTCCGGCTTCAGTGGGAACTCACTGCGGATCATGGGGATGTCCTCTTTGGTCTTGCCCGGTGGCCGGACCATGGGTAGCCTGATCTGCTCTTGGTACAGGACGTGGCCGTAGCCAATCGTCCAGATGTGCGCCGGGCAAAGGTAGGGCTTGTTCCTGCACCCCTCAAAGCGGTGCATCAGGTTTTCGCCTGCCTTGCTCAGTTTCACTTCTTGCTCCAGCCGCGAGAGCCGAACCAGAACCCGATGATGCCACCAAGCATTGCCATCTCGTCAGCACTGAAGATCAGGTCGGAATAGCGGATCACGTCGTCAATGCTTTGGATCAGGGTTGGGTGACTCCACAGGTATATCGCCATGAAGGCATTGATTGCCACCAGCTCCAGAACGAAGATGTAGGTCACCATGGGCCGCACAGTGCCCACAAAGTTGACGACCCATGTACTTGCCCTTGCCAACACCTTTTCATCGTGCGAGAGCGCGGCTTCGGTCATTCGAGCATCGGTCTCCATTTGGACCTGTTCGGTGCGGATTTCCTCGATCTTTGCTTGGGCGGCAAACCCGGCAGCGGCCAGAGCCAGCTCACGCTCGTTTTGGAGCGCGGCCAGTTTGAGCTCATGCGCCTGATCGGCCTTGTTCTGGAAGTACTCCAGCAGCTTCGGCAAGCCGGAGATCAGCAGACCCCCGAGTGTTGAAAGAAGTGTAAGCATCAATTACCCCTTTTGGTTAGCATAGCGCTGGCGATCTCCAGCATGAATTTTACTTGTTCAAGGTTTTCTGGCTCCTGCGGCCAGCCGACTGTAATCTGCCCGACGAAGCGGTTCTGGTCTGGCGGCACGCTGATTCGGCATGTAAACGCCACACCCTTCTCGATGTACCACAGACCCACTTCAGACTGCGCGTAACGGTAGGGGCCGCATGGAATCTCTGCCGTCATCAGTTTGACCACATCGTTGTTGTTGGGCGTGCTGTGCGTGAACAGTCCTACGTCGATGTCGTCGATGCTCTTGTCCCTGCCGTCCTTTGTGTACGCCTTGTAGACCACCCGAGAGTTGAACAGAGGGTTGACCTTGAAGATCGCCACAACGGCTGCACCAGTCTGCTTGAACAGCATGGCGCTGGCTTCATCGGCGCGGGGCGTATTGATCTCCGGCAGCTTCTTGGACTCCTTGTAGGCGTCCCTCATGAACTCTTGGTTCTGCCACAGGAAGTAGCCAGCAAAGGCCACCACGCCCATGACAAGTATGGCAAACAGCTTGAACGGCGAGTCCACATACCCGAGCACCTTGTCGAGGGTTGTGTTGGTGTTTGGCTTCTCGTCGCTCATCGCAGGTGCTTCATGTAGATGACAAAACCGCCGACCATCAGGCCAGCCAGCACAATAGTCGCCAAGCCGATGGCAATGTACTCGGCCATCTTCTCAAGCTCTTCCTTGCGCCTCTTGGCCTCGCGGGCGGCTTCCTCTTTGGCTTCTCTGCGCTTGCGTGCAGCGGCAGCTTGGAACTTTACCCAGTCACCCCACATGCCGGGTCGGCCTGCGTAGACCATGCGCTCGCGCAATTCTTCTTCCTGCTGCTTGAGCTGCTCCAGCGCCATGAACTCAGCGAGATCGGAGCCGCCACCTTTCTTGGTGGCCTCCTCTTGAATCTTGGCCTTGTTGTCGAAGTAATCAAAGACCCGGGAGCCGAGCTGGTGCAGCTCCTTGCCGTTGGCCAGAGCGCCTTTTATTACTGCAAAGGCTGCGTTGGCGGCAGCAATTTCGGCAAGCATCTACAAACTCCATACAAACCGCACGATTATGCGAACGCACCAAACCACAAGCCCAACCAGAAGGGCTGCGGCAATGAATGCGACAGCCCAGTCTTTCATCAGCAGGGTCCGGTTGTGCAGGACAGGGTGCTGGTTGTCGTAGTCGTTGTGGTGGGGACTACGGTAGGAACAGATGTATTGTCAGTAATACCGCCACCAGCAATCCGACCAGAGTTGCCAGAGTTGCTTCCACTGTTTGCTCCAATCGAGTAGCTGCCTGAACCGATCACGCCGTTGCCGCCGATAGTTGTGACATTGGCCGCTGGCGCTTGAATCTGCGAGGCCATTCCGACAAAAGCGTTGTTGGTGCTGATGCCCAAAGCTGTCGCGTTGTCGGACTGGCGCATGCCCAAGCTGGTTTGCTTGTTGACCGTGTAGATTTGGCCGACAGTTGGCAGCAAAAGACCCGTCCACTGCATGGCGTAATCAGCCCAGTTCTTGGGGGCGTTGATCTGAGCGTTCTGCTGACCGCCACCCATCTGCAGGGACATGACAGCAGCGACTTTGGCTGTGGTGTCGCCTTGCTTGGCGATGTCGGCCAGTGCTTGGAAACGGGCAGTTTGGGCTGCTGCTTGAGCTTTGTGGGCGTCGGCGTAGGCAGCGTACTCAGAGTTGGTCGCGCAGCCGGTCAGGGCCACGGCGCAGAGGATGATGGCGATCAGTTTCATGGTTGCTCCTGTTGGTAGTCCGAAGTGCTTTCATGCCATTTGCCCTTTGGGCATGACGTGGCTTTAACGGCGGTTTTAAGCTCAACCACGCACTTACAAACACTGCACTGTTTTTGCGAAATTAATGGCAGAGGGACGGCGTACTCACAGCTTCTGCAAATATCTAGCCGCTCTTTTCTTACGGGGGCAGACACAAACATTTTCAATTGCTCTACGGAAAGAGACGCAGATTGAATAATCTTCATACGTTACTCCGGATATACGGGGATGGTGACAGGTGCGCCACAGACCCACTCAAGGGCTGCCTCATCCCACAAACACTCCCCTTGACCTTCTGGCATTGGGATAGGGGCTTGCCACAGATACGAAAAACTGTTTAGCAGCCAAGACGG